CGATCGTCTCCACGTCTTTTCTTTGGAGCGCGATGCGGGTCTCTTTGCGCAGGTTGTGTATTGCTAGATCGCAGGTGTTCGGCTCCTTCTTCGTAGTCTTCGTGATGTTGAAGACGACCTTGAGGATGTTTGACCGGACGTCGCTATCCAGCCCAAGCCTGTCTCGGGTCTCTGGGAGTAGCCTGGAGGCTATGCGAAGGCCACCGATGTTGAGAATCGCCTCGCGGTCAAAGAGACGATCAGCCACCGGCAAGCTCCGCTGCGTCGAGGTATGTCAAGAGCACCTCTGCCCCGAGCTGATTGAGCGTGGGCGGGAGTAGCACCTTGCCTTCGTTTACGGTCTGTAGTGCTCCATCTGGAGCCGTGACATCGGCCCAGAGTCTAAGCAGCGACCAGTTGAGCACGACTCTGATTCCAGCGCGAAGAAGAGCATCCTGAGAATCGAGCACCGTCATGTACCAGGATGAGTCCCGGTCGTTGTAGCGGAATTCCAGTTTGAACTCGACGCCATCAAGCTCAACCTCGAACTCGTAGTACGGGAGTGTTGTGCTAGTCGGTATGAGGTCAATCGCCATTAGAGTCCTGGGGCTGGGCCAAGCAGTCTCGCTGCTGCGTCTGAGAGTCCTGTCGCATCGTCGATCCTAGCAAGCCCGGTCCTGGCCTTCCGCTTTTGCGCGTCGGACGTGGCCTGCTTAGTCTTCTTGCCCTGCTTGCGCTTGCGGTTTCGAGACGGGGCAGCGGCAAGAGTAGGCGTAGGTGCCTCCACCTGCTCGGTGTTGGCGATCATCACCTCTCGTAGCTGTAGCTCAACACGGACAATCCTCGACTCGCTCCGGTCGCGTGTGACGTTCAGGGAGATGATGACCATGTTGCGATAGTCACGGAGCTTCGTGAACACCCGCACCAGGCGTCCTTCGTCCTTGGACTGGAGGATGAAGTTGTACGCCGAGACTGCACGCTGGTCTGGGTCTCCGCCTGTATTGGCTGCTGTGGCCTTGGTCGACCTCTCCGCCACGAGCGGGTCGTCTGTGACTACTCCGACAAGCCCAAGCTCCTCGGGCAATCTGCGAATGTGGTCAACGACGGATGCGCCAGTTTCAATCGGGTGGTCTGTGACCTCCGAATTGCTGGAATGGTTCTCGCTCATGGTCGCGTCAAACGTCACGATCTGATCTGCGTCGTCCTCCCAGGTGAGAGTGACCGGCTGCTTCTGCCCTGTGGTTCTATCGGCCATTCGCTACTCGCTTCCAGAGGCGACAGGGCGACGTGTGACGACTCCCTGCTTTGCCCGTCTATGGGCCGCGCTGTTGTCTATGGCATTAGCCGTCGCAGTCCCGACCTTCGCTGGGTTGGTGGCGCCTCGCGCATCAACCGTCACAGTGATCGGAGCATTGATGTCCTGAGATAGCTGCTCGAATCTGGCCTGTGCGGCAGCCTCGTCCTTGATTCCTGAGAGACCCACGTTGCGAGCTATGTTTGCCTGTCCAGCCTGCGGCCCTGTGAATGTTCCGAAGCCCTCCTTTTCGAGCTGCTTGAAGATCTTGACGCGAGTCCTCAGAGCCTCTTTGCTCGCCGCCGCACGTTCGCGCTGTGCCTTCATATCGGCCTTGCGGTCTACTTTGGCCCCCTTGTCGACGAAAGAATCTAGGCCGGTGGCCTCTGCCGCAGCCTGGATGAAGTCGGCTACAGCGTCCACCAGGTCGTTGTACTTGTCGATGACCGCATCGACTGCGGCGCTCATTGCGTCCTCGAAGTCTTGCGCAAACTTCTGCACCCAGAGGTATGCAGCAGCAAGAGACTCTCCGAGGAAAGTCGGGATGCCTACGAAGACGAACTTGATGACTTCGGAGATGGCCGCAAAGACTCCGCCGATCTTGCGTGCGGTCTCGTCGGAGAGTCCGAAGATCTTCTTGAAGAGGGTCTCCATGATCTTGCCTATGGCGGCTGAGACCCCTCCCATCTGCCGAACCCACTTACGGAACCCTCCGATGAACCGTCCGATGAGCGAGTCCTTGCCCTGAAGGAAGCCGATGAAGTCTTCCAGCGCCAGGAGCATGAGCGCAATCAGCGCAGCCATGAGGATGAACGGTAGGTTGGCTATGACCCAAGCCGCTGCGACACGTATTGCGGTGAGTACAGCCTTCTTGCCGAACAACAAGAACGCAGCCCCGAGGACTAGCAGCGCTGTCCCTACCGTGCCCAGGACTTCGACTAGCTGGACCCACCCACTGATAATGAACTCCAGAATATTCCACAGCACGTCGAGAGCAAACTTCAGGGTTCGGATTGCCATCTTCACGGGGCCTGCGAGTGCCTTGCCGACCTTGATGCTCACGTTTGCGAACTTGATGAATAGCGGGATGATCGCACCAGCGATTTGGTTCTTGATTCCCTGCCATGCCTGTTGAGCTCTAAACTGGTCGTCCGTTAGCTTGACGGTCGCGTCGATTAGGTCCTGCCCCATGATGCCGCCAAGCTCTTGGGCCTCTTGGCGCATCTTGGCGATGCCTTCGCTTCCCTCAGCGAACAGGGGGAGTAGCTTCTTGCCCGTCCTGCCCATGAGGTTGAGCGATAGGGCGACCTTCTCCGTCTCGTTATCCAGCCCGTTGATGCCGTCTGCGAACTCCGTGAGAAGAGTGTCGGCGCTCTTGATGTTGCCCGCCCCATCCAGCACGCTGATTCCGAGCTTCTGGAAGTCCTCGGTCATCTTCTTGTTGCCGTTGGCGGCTTCGAATGCGTTCTTCTGGAGTCTCCCCAGAGAGTTCGACATTTCGTTCCCGGCTACACCGGCAAGGCCAGCGGCGAATCTCCACTCCTGGAGGGCCTCGACTCCGATGCCAATCTGCTTGGAGCTTTTGTCAATCTCGTCGCCCATCTCGCGGACGCCATCGACAAGGTTTCCGATTCCCTGGACCGCCTTGAGACCAGCGAATGCAGCGGCCGCCACGACAGCAGCCTTCTTCAATTTGCCAAGAGCGGAGTCTGCGTTCGCAACCCCGCTCTTGTCGACTTCGACTCCCAGGCTGAGCAGTAGTTCGCGAAGTGCCATCTATTTACGACTCCTTCGCTTAGACTCAGCTTTGGAATGCTGGTCGTTCAACCACTGCTGATCATCGGCAATGTCGAGCCACTCGTTTGCGGTCATGACCTCGTTAATGTCCCAGTACCGCATGATGTCACTATATGAGGCCGTGCCGCGATTTACTAGCCGCCAAACGTGCGAGGTCCGCCAGAGGTGTTCTGGGACTTTTACCCCTTGGGGACCGCTTTCGCCATTATCTGGCCGAGGACGCCGCTCATACCGTCGCCCTGACCAGTAAAAAAATCGCGGAATTGAGTCCTCATTGCGAACGCAAACCAGCGATACATGGCGGAGATGCGACCTCGGAAGTGCTCCTGGAAGAGCTGAGATAGCTGGGGCTCCTTGCCGTCTCCAAGCAAGATATACGTCTGCTTGGCCATGACGGAGAATAGCTCTCGCTGCTTCTCCTTGGTGATGCGGTCAAAGAATCCGAGGATGGCTCGCTCCAGGGAGTCGCTGAGTGCATCGCCCTCCCCGTCCTCGAACCCGCCCTCCATGGCCTTCGACATCAGGTCTTCCTTGCCTTTGGCGAACGCTCCGGTGAGAGACCCCATCACTGGGGCCAGGATGTAGCCGAGATCTGCAAGAATATCGGCCGCTGTCAATGGGTCCAGCATCATCACTCGGTATCGGAATCCTCCGATGTCCTCTGATGTCTGTCCTTCGTGTTGTGACATGGACGTTGTTGTACCACAGCTCCGCAAAACAAAGCAGCCCCCTAGCCGTTTCCCGTTTCAGGCGGGTTCGGTGCTAGAGGGCTGCGGTATCCGGTCGGTTGGGCTAGTTGCCGCCGATGAACATGTTGAGAGAGTTGGTCTTGATGACCCACTCACGGTTCGAGATCTCCCGACCGAACTCAGCATCCGCTGGCTTCTCAATCCACGCTGTCTCAGCCGAGGCGATCGTCCTACCGGAGTTGTCCTTGACCAAGATTGGAGCCACGCCGTCACCGACAAGCTCGTCGAGCAAGGCGACTCCAGACAGTAGGTCATTCGTCACCGAGGTCTGCATCAAGGTGCAGGTGATAGTCCCGGACTTGTCGTTTGACTTAGCACGAGCACCCTCCCCATCGCTTCCGACCAAGCTGTTGAACGAGGGGTTGTCCCTCGCGACAGTAACGAAGGTGCCATCAGCAAAACCCTCGAAGGGGATACCCGCGAAGATGATGGACACGGAACCAGCATCGTATGTTTTTACACTCATTGGGTCGTCCCTTTCTTAGATTGTGACTTTGCCGTTAATCTCGACTTCATGGATTGCGCCCGCCAGGGTAGCGCAGAAGTCGACATCTGGGAGTAGTCGGTTTGCTTTGTCGATGGCATCCACGCCACCGGGAGACCCAACGATTGCGTTTGGCACCGTGACCGTAGGAGCAGGATCGGCGGCCAGTCCGCCAACGCTGATTCCCTGGTTGAGAGTCCCGATGACCTCATTCTCGATAACGCCGATTCCAGGGTTCGTGTAGGGAACCTTGTCGGAGTTAGCCAGCCTGAAGAAAATGTTCTCTTGCAGACGAGCCGTGAGCCAGTCGATGAACCGGGTCACATCGATGTATTCGCCTCCAGAAGTCTTCCCGTCGCAGGTGATATTCACACCTGAGACGAGAATGTAGCGACCGACGTTCTTGTTCTTGAGCGCTGTCTTCTCACCGGAGGTGTACTTGACCGGGGCGATTCCAGCCAGCGTCTTGAATTTCCATGTGATGCTGCCTGGGTCTTTGGGAAGGTTCTTCCCAAGGGTGGCAGCGGAGAGACCTGTCTCCGGGGCTGTGTGGTGGTCGAAGAAGGTCCGAGCATAGGCCAAAGCCTGGAGCTGAGACCCGGTGTCAGTCGTAACCACGGGGTCGTACAGGTTGTCGTCCGAGGACGCTGCCGCATGGAGCTTCGGAACGGTCTCGATGTACGCAGCAACGGCCAGAATCTCTGTCTGCCCGAACCAGTCTCCGGTGATTGCGTACCAGTCGTCATTGACGTTCTGGATTCCGGCGATCTCGTCGGCCAAGCTGCCGCCAGCGGCAACCGGGGTGAGGTCCTCTGCCGAGATGAGGGATCGGTCGTACTCGATGGAGAATGCTTCCCCCGCGGTGGCCGTTCCACCTGGAGTCACAGCCTTCTGAACGAGGACTTCCGTTGCAGTCGCCGTAGCTCGGACGTTCTGGCCTCCGCCATTGATAGCAGCCGCAATACCTGTGCAGATTTCGCCAACCGTTGCCGTCGCATCGGAGGTGAAGTCCATGTCCTCGCCGTTGATCGTGACTCGGTACAGGGTGAGGTTGAGCGGGAGAGTCTCTCCGTTCACCAATCCCGAACGAGGCGTAAGCTCGACCGTGCGAATCGTGGGGTTAATACGACGACCCACGAAGACCCGGCTTGGCTTCGGGTTTTGAGAGAATGCCTTCGACGCGAGAATGTACGCGAAGTCGGTTGACGCAAACGGTCCACCAGCCGATACGAGCATTGATGGAGCGTCGGAGAATTCGAGGACCCTCGCAGGGTCTTTCGTGTGGTATGTGAGAATCAATGGTGTTCCGAATCCCACTCGGGAGACGGTCGCCGTCTGCTTGCTGATCTGGACGTTGACAATATCGGCTAGTGACATGACAAATCCCTCCTTCTAGTTTCCGGACACCGTAAAGTCGACGCCTTCAACGTCGCCAGGGCCGCTTGGGTTGCACGGCACAGATCTTACTCTGGCCGCGTTGATATAGCCGGTTCGCTCAGTCACGCTCGATGTTGCTCTCATTCGAATGTCCATCGCAGCCATACTGATACGCTCGCCGTTCACTTCTTCGCTCAGATCTACCACCGCAAGCTCCTCAACCACGACTAGACCGGCCAAGCAGAAGATCTCCTTGGTCGACAACTGGCTGAGACTACTCTGTAGCCGTGTGATAAGGGCCATCGCATCGCAGTTTGGGTCTCGGCTTCCAGTCTCTTCATCGACTCTGGCCTCCACCGTAAGCGTAAACTCGCGTGGTCCAACTGTCTCAAGCCCGATCTCCTCGCCAGCAGGCTTGGACAGATCGGTAGTAGTGCGAACTTCATCAGAAGATCCGAGCCGCACGACGCTGTCTCGCTTCATGGAGACGAACGGATACGACGGCTGTGGGAGGTTCTGGTCTTTCCACTGAAACTGAGTCTCAGGGTCGAGATGAGTGAGCTTTGCAGTCACCCAATCGAAGACAGCTCCGTCGATGGCTTCCCAGTCAACGCTCATCGCTGTCTCCTGGTTCCGACGCATTCGTAGAACCCGCCTTGATACGACCAGTCCTTCACGGTGCCGACCTGGTAGTCCGCATCGTGCCAGTGAATCATGTCCGCAATGCGGCAGGTGTTCGACTCGGCATTCAGAAGCCTGGTTGGAGTGATAATGAGAACGGTTCCCTCAACGCGCTGGTTCTCTCCCAGGCGCTTCAGGTCTTCTCCGGTGATCGGGGTGATGGATGCATCAATCTTGAACCGCTCAATGCGCGGGTCTACCTTTCGCCCCTTCTCCATCGAGACGGAGACGTGGCGAGTGAGGACTACCTCCTCTGAGCACTGGAGTACAGCATCGGACAGGTCGTTCATTTCTTGGACCTCTTCCGAACTTCAGACGTGATGGAGCCAACGAGAGCACCGGAGTCGATGAGGGCCTTGGTCCTCGGAGCTTTGCCCTTGAGCGTAGACTCCGCGAGATCCTGCTTGATCTCCTGCTTGCGAATGCGGTTGATTACATCGCCTCGGGCTATCTCACCGAGTTTGAAGAGGGCTCCAGCATCCCGAGTCTTGGTCTTCACCTGCTTCTTGACTGCCTCTTCGAGCATCTTGGTGTACTTTTGCTCGTTCACGTCGAACGTGGAGCGAAGGAATGAGCGCTCTGGGACGCGACCATCGACCGAGCCGAACTCGTGCACAGCACCTATCGCAGCCTGGGTGGGTACGCTGAAGTTGATCTCTCCAGGGATTCCGACCAATACCTCGAGATCGCCCAGCGAAGCCAGCGACTTCCTGAACGCCTTCCAGCCGTTGTCTTTCTCCGTGAGTCCCATCTCAGTAATTGAATCCGTAGAATCGTGCGTGGTCCAGACCTTCGTTGATCTGAACTGCGAACGGGTTGTCCGATATCCCAACAAGGAAGCTCGGAGAAGTGAGGTCGGTGTTTTGCTGTAGCGGTAGCTTCGTCGAAATGCGAGTCGCCGGGAATGAGACCGAGGCGTGCACTGTAGCGGAGTCCCGGAGCTGCTGAGACTTCTTGAGAAATAGCTCGGCCACCTTGCTGTAGGACTTCGAGACCGGGCCCACCGTGATGTCGGCCTGGGAGGCAAACTTGCCAAATAGACTCTCCGCCAAGAGCGCCGCAGCAAGGCTCTCGTTGGGCTCCTTGCTGATGGCCCACTCAATCTCGCGGTCGTCCAGCAGAGGTCTCTTGGGGTTCGTGTCACCAACGAGAAAACGAACCGCGTCCACCGCAGAGGTGGACGGGTCGTTACCGTAGGTGAATCGGACCCCTTCGCTCACGCCTGAGCCTCAAGAATCGCAGCGATGATGTCGGCCTTGTTCTGCTCGGGCTCGATGCCAAGCTCCATAGCCATGTCTTGAAGGGCCGCCTTCTTGAGCTTGTCCAAGCTCTTGAAAGAGTGCTCTCCGTTGTCGGTCGTAGCATCGTCTGTGGCGGACGTTTCCACCTCGGGCTCTGCTTCCACCTCGGGCAGTTCTTCAGGCTGTGGCGCTGATGGAGAAGCTGTCAGCGGCTTGCTAGCGGCTTTCATGGCTTCCACGGCAGAAGACATGGTGGCTTTGACCTTGGAAACCGTGACGCGATGGCGCGGATTCGGAGTCTCCATCCCCTCGCGAGTGATCCACCCGCGTGAAATGTAGTTCTGGATTCCCTTCCAGTCGGCGGCCTCCGGGATTGGCTCTCCAGGCTTCGTGATTCGATACGAACCATCGGCCTGTTTCACCTTGAATGATTTGAGTGCAATGTACATTGAGGTCGTCTCCTAAGTCGGGGGGCAGAGAGTCCAGCGTGGCGGGTTACAGGCCCGGTGCTAGTCTCTCTGCCCTCTCAGTTCGATGGGCCTGGCCCAGTTTAGCTGATGACGCCGTCCAGCATAGCGCCGCACTCAGCAGCGACCAGCTTGTGATCGTAGGCACTCTCGCCTTCGACACGATCTGAGCTGAGGTGCTCCATGCGGAATCGCTTCATTCGCATACCAGCCGCATTCGCGCCGAACAGACCGCGCCAAGCGAAGGTGTATCCGCCCGATGGAGTCATAAGACCCGGTCGAGGAGCTGCGTATACGAGGAGGGCACGCTTGCCAAAGATGAACTGCAAGTCTTCTGCGGCTCCCTCTGGGTTTACGTCCTGAAGGGCACGAGCCACTAGCACTTGGTCGATTTCCAGCACAGTGGCCAGAAGGTCCGTCGTGACGATGCCTTTCTGGGTGTACTTGATTCGCTCCAAGAAGTCCGGGTGGTCCTGGATGACGTTCCAGACCTCGGCACCGATGACGAGCTTGTTCGGCATGAAGCCGGTATTCCGCTCAACGGCGAGGATCTCAGCACGCATGTCCTCGATGGGGGTCGAGTTCGCTGCATCCCAGAGAGTACCAGGGACAACATCGGTTCCGGTCGTGGAACCTGTCCACACGCCGGTAGCGAAGTATTTGGATGCCCAGTCCTGCTCCTGCTCCAGCAACAGATCACGGGTCACGAACTCAGTCGCATCGCGATCTGGGTTGATGACAGCATCTGCGTTGGCGCGGAGCTGGTCGTCTACGTCCTTGTGCAGAGCGCGAACTCCGCAGAAGTAGGTAGGCGTATTGTCGACAGTGAAGCCACTGCCGGCAGACTCCGTGCCGGGGGCACGAAGGCGAGCGTCCGAGCGAAACCACTGCTTCTTGTCGTAGACATAGTAGCGGTCGCTTTGCTTCTGCACGGGTACTTCTGGGAAGACTTTGCGTGCGACAAAATTCTTCTGGTCTTGCATGAACGCGATGCTGATCGAGGTCAGCGGCGCGTTGACATGGACATCGGATGCGGTTGGTTGAGGCATGTGCTCAGTTCCTTTCTATTGGTGAGACTTAGGTGCTAGCCGAGGCTAGGGACTAAGGCTGCACTCCAGGGAAAGTCATCCAGACCGAGCAGAGTTCGCCAGCAGCGCCGGCGGCCTCAACACAGATGCCTGCGATGAAGTTGGTAGAAATAGCGGTGACAGCTTGCCCGTTTGCAGCAGAAGCGACAGCCGCTCCCAGTGCGACAGCCGCGCTTGCCTCTACCTTTACGACCGCGCCTGGGCCCTGAAGGGACGCTGCTTGGTCAATGTTGGGGTTGTTCTCAAGAGCCGCATCGACTCGGGCACCAGCAGCGGTGAGAACCGCTCGGCCAGTGGCGTCGATGGAGCAGAATCGATGCTGAGCTGCGGTGAGATCCGCGCCAGCGACGATGCCTGGGAGGTCGGAGCCTCGGGTTGCGTATGACATGACTGATTGTCCTTTCTAGGGCGTGCCCCTCCGCGGAGGGACACCAGGGTGAGTAGTCGCGAAGAGACTAGCGCTGGGCTGGGTTCTCGTTGATGTACTCGGCGTAAAGCTCGGGATGGTCGATCATGACCTTGCCGATTGCCACGTCGTGGCTGAGGCTAGGATCCTTGGCGACGTACTCCTTCGCGAGAGACTCCATCTTGCCCATAGCGGAGGATCCGTCATGGCTGGAGTGAGTGGCGCCCTGCTTTGCGAGCAGTGCAGACTTCTTGAGAGCTGTAGACGTTTCCGCCCACTGGCCTTCAAGCTGCTTGCCGAAGTCTTCACTCACCTCGTAAGCCTTTTGCAGCATTTCACCAAGCTCGTCGATAGACTTGCCTGGAACATGAGCGTAGTGCTCTGCGCACTTCGCAATGTACTCTTTGCGGTCGGACTCTTTGCGCAGAGCGACTAGCTCGGCGGCGGAATCCTGCGAAGACTTCTCAAGCCGGGCGATAGTCTCAGCCTGTTCTTCGAATGCTTTGCGCATCTCGACTGGCATGTCCGCTGGAAGATGCGACTTGTCCGTTTTCTTCTTTTTGCCGCCGAACGGCTTTGCAGCTCCTGGGAATGGCATATCTGAGTCCTCCTCGTCTTCGGCCTTGTCTTCTGCTTTGGCCTTGGTTGTGAATCCGGCAGCCTTGGCTACTTCAGCGAAAGTCTCATCAGAGAGCTTGTCCTTGAATCCAGCCTGGAGTCGGAAGTTTGCGACGGCTACTTCGAGAGCTTCGTCGGTTGCGCCTGCGGACTTGAGAGTCGAGACGAGTTCGGCTTCACCTTCAGCTTCGGTAGCCAGAACGGTTGCGAGTAGTGGTGCGATTTTCATTTCGTGATCCTTTGATTTGGTGAGAGCGAAGCGCTTGTTGTTCGCTCCGCGTCGGACGAGACTCACCTCAGCCGTTTGGACGTTAGT